CAAAAAGAAAAAACATAAAAAACAAAAACTTTATAACCATATATTAATTACTAGACTAACACTTAATATATGTAAAGAATTTATGAGCGTTCTAGAAGACATCGCCCCAGTTAAAGCTGGTTGGGCCAGGGACGTCGCCAGCAGGACATCGTCAAAAGATGCACGAGAAATTATCACTATGCTGATGAAGGTTGCTGATTTCGAGTTCTCTGGTGCCGAATACAGCTTAGATGCGGGCGATGTCCCCGGAGTGGCAATGGATCAGGCATGCGCTCACTGGGAGACAGAAGATGGAAAGATCCACTGGGGCATACCAGCCACAACAGGCAAAAAATTCTATGAAGACATACTAGCAGATGAAAGATACTGGGACGACGGTGTCTATAGTCCGCCTACGGAACGCAAGCAGTCAGAGAAGTTAGCTAGGAGAGATACTTTGGCCAGCCACTTGCTACCTTTTAAGTCTGGAAGAGCGAACACTGACCCAGGTGTGACCAGAGTGCTCGTCCCAATTCTCAATAGTGCTAGAACCAAAGAAGTCATCTGTGGGTCTAAGGCAGTAGCAACTCTAATACGTGATGTTGGCAAGAGGACAGGATGGTACAAACCAGCGACTCAGACTTCCAAGTATTCCACGGGGGGAAAGGTTAATTACATGAAAGATCTCATAGGATATGGGTTGTTCCTGTCCTATTACACTGGCGTGAACATTGGTGATGCTCCTTCTGCTTATAGAAGATCTCAGCATCTGGACGAATATAGGTTGGCCAAATCCATAGATTACACTTGTTTAGCAGACTTTGCTAATGTGTTGGACGCGTGCAGGAAAGGTTCAAGACAGCACGGGTTCATTGGGAAAAAAATGAGAAGCCTCTTAGAGAAGATCAATGTCTGTGAGATGGGAATCAACGACCAACTTGATAGAGGTAAAAAGGCCAGCTTCCACGAGACGGATTACCTTGAGTACTTGGTAGAAGAACCTGAGAGGATATTCCACTCAGTGTATGGCGGCAAGAACATCACTCCTGTCTACAAAACAAGTCGAAGTCCAGACATTAGAGTTGCTGGAACCAGGGGCATGGTCCTTGTCACAATAGCGCCGACTGGAGTAGTCCTGTGCCTGACTGAAGAGGACATAAAGAGCCTCAAGTTCGCTTCCATGACCCATTCCTTGTGGAACTACTATGCAGCATCGATACCGTTTGAGTATGCACCCGTTGAGAAGACTAGGCCCACTCTGGACAGAGAAGAAGAGATTGTTGACGATTCTAGAGAAGGCCGTCAGGACGCGGTCCTAAGTGCTGCTTCCCAGATTTCCAAAGAAACTATGAGGATTGCTGAGGCTCTAGCACCGTCAGCTTTTCGGGAATCGAGCGATGACATAGTCGGCTTGACTGAGGTCATGTATGGCATCGAGGATTTGTGGAAGTTCTACCTAGGTGTCGTTGAGAAAACTATCATTGATGACTCAACCGATTATGCTGGTAGATATATGCATGAAATGTTCGCTGTGTTCAAGTCCAGCACTACTGGTCCATTATCAAGCATGGGCTACGAAAACCAGAAGCTCGAATTCTTGAGAAAATGGAGAGAAAGAGGGTTCAGAGCAACTTCGGACTTGGCTAGATTTGAGGAAATCATGATTGCCCTTCCTATGACTGAGCAGGAGGACTTTGGCAGGCTAGCGAAGATTGTGTTCCCTTTTGACTCATGCTTGGCTACTGCATATTGCAAGAGGGCATCTGATATGCAAGTGCCAAACCCGATAGGTAGAACAACATTCACTGGCGAGTACGAGCACGAAGTGCACCCTTTTACTGAGATAGAGAACAAGAACAGGGAAGCCAGGTTCAAATGTGGTCTCACGGTGTTAATAGCGCTAACTGATCTTAGAGTAAGTTCTGCTGCTGGCTTGAGTTCTGAAGACAGGGAACACTTAGACGGGCTTGGTTGGGTGGACGTTGTTACTTGGATGAGGAAGAATAAGAAGAACATGAAGTGTAAAGCAGGAATTCTGAATAAGCCTTGGTGTGATGTTCCTAGATCATTGTATGAAAATGCAAAGAATCAGGCTAAAAAACTGAAGCATGAAGGAAGGATGCCAACAGAACCCTATGCTGGTGCGTTCATCGACATCGAAGACCTTATCGTTTACAAAGAGAGGGGCAACCCAGACATTTCCCTGATTAAGGCTACAGCAATACCACCTACTAAATTGAGAGAAGCTCTATCAACCACCTCCAGGGCAATGAAGAATACTACGACTAGAGACACTGCAGGACAGAGGCGTGAGAAGAAAGGCACAATGATAGACGAGTTTTTGCATGGAAGATTTCCTTCTAGGGAAGAATCCATCGAAGCAGTAAAATACAGTGATCAGCTTTTCACCACAAGCATAAAAATTGAAACTAACAAAGACCCTACAAAAAAACAGAATTATAACATCGGGCGAAGCTAACGCTAGAAGATACATGTCTGAGACTGAATTCAACATTGGTAGATTTGCCAGGCATATGGTTGGCTACATGGTTGGCGTGGACCAAGCATCCCTGAAAAATAAGATGTATGCTAGCATAAGATCAGATTTGGCTCCTGGCAGGTCCAGAGTCATGGTTTCTGCTGACCTGAGCAACTTTTCCACTGGGATGCGAGAAGACATCCAAAGATGGGGCAATGAGGTGTGGGCAAAATCATTCGATGGAGGCACTGACATGTTCCTCGATCTGATCAAAGCCACTACAAACTCTCACATGATTATGGCAAATAGAGGTTACTTCTTCTATTTCAGAAACAAATGCACAGCTAATTACGAAGGGTTAGATGGCAAACGTAACACCACAATACACTGCACATTGTGGTATCTTGCAAGGTGTGATGCCTTCAAGATGGGTGTTACGGGTACCATGAGACCGTTCGTTTACATAGACGACGTTGCGTATGTCATAGAAACAGAAGCTAGCAAGGTGCATGAGACGGCAAGAATACTCAGACAATGTGCCTTCTCGATTTACACCACTTATGGATTTGTTCTCAGTTTGTTCAAGACTATCTGCTCGACAAATTATGTCCAGTTTCTTAACGAGATCTATAGGTCTGGAATAGCTGTAGGTTATGGTTTTAGAGCCCTGTGCCATACGGGTGCTCAATCATTCCCTAAATGTGCCACCGTGGCCGAGGAAATTGCTGTCATAACCTCTGGCATGAGAGGCGCTTCCGTAGCAGGAGGTCATGGTTTGCGTGTACTAGCTGGTATGCATTTCTTGCTGGTACTGTACACGTGGGGTGTAATAGGCAGCAGCGGCCAGAGTTTATCTGGTAACAGTGCCATGGTGTTTGCTGTGTCGCTTTATTTGCCAACAAT